ATTGCTACATTGGAATTCCAAAGGACACGAAATCTTTAAACGATGGTATATTGATGGACGAATCTATTTCCACAAAATGGTAGACTTAAATGATACCAGTAAAGGCGTTACGGAAGTTCGTTACATTGATCCTAGAAACATCAAGAAAATTAGGGAAGTAGATAAGGATTATCCAAATCCCGGCAGCAATGTCGAGCTTGTTAGAAAGGTACGGGAAGCATTTTTATATAGTGAGGAAGGATTATACCCCGCCTTTACAGGCAAAGGAATGGGTGGAGCCGGTCAAGGCATTGAAGTTTCCGTGGATAGCGTCATATATGTAACCTCAGGGTTATATGAACCCACATCTAATCAAATTTATTCTTATCTACATAAGGCTATAAAACCCGTCAATCAATTAAGAATGATTGAAGATGCAATAGTTATCTATCGTATCAGTAGGGCGCCGGAACGTAGAATATTTTATATTGATGTTGGTAACTTACCCAAACAAAAGGCTGAACAATATCTGAAAGATATTATGAATCGTTATCGTAATAAGTTGGTTTACGATTCATCTACAGGTGATGTTCGTGATGATAGACAGAAGATGTCTATGCTGGAAGACTTTTGGTTGCCCAGACGAGAAGGTGGTAGAGGTACAGAAATTACTACACTTCCTGGTGGACAGAATCTTGGTGAGTTAGAAGATTTAAAATATTTTCAGAATAAATTATATCGTTCACTTAATGTTCCTCTCTCAAGAATGGAATCAGACTCAGGGTTCAATTTGGGTCGTTCCACAGAAATAACAAGAGATGAAGTTAAGTTTACAAAATTCGTAGGTAAACTCAGAAGAAAGTTTACAGATGTATTCCATGATTTACTCAAAACTCAGTTGATACTAAAAGGTATCATTACACCTGATGATTGGGAAAACATGAAAGAACAAATCACTTATGACTTTTTACAAGACAATCATTTTTCAGAACTCAAAGATTTAGAAATTCTTGGAGAACGTATAGATCATCTTGATAGGTTAGCAGATTATATTGGACAATATTATTCAACTGAATGGATAAGAAAAAATGTTTTACGTCAATCCGAAAAGGAAATTGAAGAAATTGATAAACAGATTGCTACAGAGAAAGAAAATGAACCAGAAGATGGTGAAGATGACGCATTTTTATAAATAGATAAGGAACAAATTATGACAGAAACAACTACAGTCGAACCAACAGAAGCGCCTGATGCATCTAGTATCATTAGTGCTATTTCTAAAGGTGATACTATTGGTGCAGGTACTAATTTTGAAGATATTATGCAACAGAAAAAACAAGATGCTTTAGATTTACGCAAACAAGATTTTGCTGCAAGTATTTTTAATACACCTGAAGCAGAACAAGAACAGGAGCCTGCAGTAGAGGAAGAATAAAATGAAACTCATATCAGATGGTATTGAAAATATCGAATTCATTACAGAAGCTAAAAGCGGTGGTGGTAAGGATTACAAAATTCGTGGAGTATTTCTTCAAGCCGACGTGAAGAATCGTAATGGTCGAGTATATCCGTATCCTATTTTACAGAAAGAAGTAAAACGATACAACAAAGAGTTTATTCAGAAAAAACGGGCATTTGGAGAGTTAGGTCATCCAGATGGTCCAACAGTTAATCTAGAAAGAGTATCGCATATCATAACAGACCTTTATGCAGATGAGTCTAACTTTCTGGGTGAAGCAAAGGTTATGGATACTCCGTATGGAAAAATTGTAAAGAATCTTATAGATGAAGGCGCTCAACTGGGTGTTTCCTCTAGAGGAATGGGCTCATTAGAGCCGAAAAATGGTGCGCAGCACGTAAGAGATGATTTTTATCTTGCAACTGCTGCTGATATCGTAGCAGACCCTTCAGCCCCCAATGCTTTTGTAGAAGGCATCATGGAAGGTAAAGAGTGGATCTGGGACAATGGTATCGTTAAAGAAGTAGACCTTGAAAATTATCAGAAACAAATCGAAAATAAACGTATACATCGACAAGAAGCAATGATAGATGCGTGGCAAGATTTTGTTTCAAAGTTATAATTTTTATAAATAATAAAAAACGAATATAGGAGTCTAATCCAAAATGTCAGAAGAACTTAATACAAAGTTGGAAGAGCTTCTAGATGCGGAACTAACTGAGGACGAAGTTACTGCGATGGAAAAGGAAATTGAAGATTTGACAGAGGTTGAAGAAGTCGGTGGCGTAGCCAAGATGAAATCTCCCTCGGGCAAAGCGAAACCTTCAAAGTCGGGCGGTGGCGAAAAGTCAGACCTGTCTAATGATGCAGAAGATTTTGGCAAACCAGTTGACTCGCCGGAGGATGCTTCACAGCATAATCAGGCGGCAGCGAAAGCAAAGAAAGCCAAACCTACGAATTCAGCAGGCAGTGAAACAAAAGTTACTCAAGGTAGTTCGGCAACTGCTACTCCTGGTGAAAAGATGAAACTCGCTGCTGGCGATGAAACTGATCACGACGGAGAACAACTAGAGGAAGCCCGAATGACTAAGGCAAAAATGCTTGAGAATCTTAAAGCATCTATTGAAAGCCTAGGAAAACTTAACAAATCACAACTTTCTGCGGTGCATGAGAAAATTAATGCAGCGATGAAGGATAGTGAGGAAATTGAGGAGTCCAAGGACGATAAAGAACTTAAAGAACTTGAAGCGCAAAAGAAAGAAATCGAAGAGCGAATGAAGAAGATTTCTGTGAAAGAAGATGTTGAAGCACTTATCGACGGCGAAGAACTCTCTGAGGAATTCAAAGATAAAGCTGCTACAATTTTCGAGGCTGCGGTTAAATCCAAAGTCAAAGCAGAAATTGAAAAGCTTGAAGAGGAATATGCACAGAAGTTAGAATCTGATGTTGCAGAAGCTCTTAATGAAACAACTGAGAAGGTAGATTCTTATCTAGCGTATGTTGTGGAAGAGTGGATGAAACAGAATGAAGTAGCAATTGAGCATAAACTCAAAACAGAAATCACCGAGAATTTCATTACAGGTCTTAAAGCCCTGTTTGAAGAACATTATATCACCGTTCCTGATGAACAGTACGATATTCTTGATGCTGCTGCGAAGCAGGCTGACGAAATGGAAGCCAAGCTGAATGAGCAGACAGAAAAGAACATCGAACTTTCTCAGAAGGTTGGTGAGTTGGAGCAACAGGAAATTCTTATTGATGTGGCTTCCGACCTAGCGGATACGGAAGTGGAAAAATTTGTTGGACTAGCAGAAGGCGTTGGTTACGAAGATGGCGAAGATTATCGTGATAAGTTGAATACGATTAAAGAGAGTTATTTTCACCGTACTGTTAAGGAAGACGAAGTTGAGGCAGCACCAGTTTATCATGAGTTAGGTGATGTTAGCTCTAATATGGCTGCTTATATGACTGCAATCGGTAAACAACAGAAGCGTGCGCAGAAATAATAATTACTATAAATAGTACTAAAGTAAATTAGGAGATACTAATAATGTTCAATTCAGAACAACTACAGGAAAAGTGGCAGCCAGTACTAGAGCATGCTGATCTCCCTGAGATCAAAGACGCCTATAAACGTGCAGTCACAACTGTAATTCTAGAGAACCAGGAAAAGTCTATGTCGGAAGACAGAGCTTTCCTTCACGAGGCGGCCCCAACTAATGCTACTGGCGGTTCAGTAGATAACTGGGATCCAATCCTCATTTCATTGATTAGACGATCAATGCCGAACCTTATCGCTTATGATATCTGCGGTGTGCAGCCTATGTCTGGCCCCACAGGTCTTATCTTTGCGATGAAGTCTCGTTATACCAGCCAAAGTGGTACAGAAGCGTTTACGAGCGAAGCTGATACTGATTTTGCGGCTGAAGATGCGGCCGGCGATCTGCAGAACATCGACCATACAGGTTCCGATGTCTTGTCTGATATGTCATCGCATATCACAGTCGGTGGTATGACAACAGCTCAGGCGGAAGCCTTGGGTGATGCAACTTCCAACGCGTTTGCCGAGATGGCTTTCAGCATTGATAAAGTGACCGTGACTGCGAAGTCCCGTGCACTCAAAGCTGAGTATTCAATGGAACTTGCTCAGGACCTTAAAGCGATTCATGGTCTTGACGCCGAAACAGAACTTGCTAACATTTTGAGTTCTGAGATCCTTGCGGAAATTAACCGTGAGGTCGTTCGGACTATCTATTCTTCCTCGAAGAATGGTGCCCAAACAAATACCTCTACAGCTGGTATTTTTGACCTTGATACAGATTCCAACGGTCGTTGGTCTGTTGAGAAGTTTAAGGGTATGATGTTTCAGATTGAGCGTGATGCTAATGTCATTGCTCAGGATACACGACGCGGTAAAGGTAACATTCTCATCTGTGATGCGGACGTTGCTTCTGCTCTATCCATGGCCGGTCTACTTGACAACGCTACAGGTCTGTCCAACAACTTGAATGTTGATGACACAGGTTCTACGTTTGCTGGTACACTAAATGGTCGTTTTAAAGTCTATGTTGACCCGTATGCTAACAACAGCACAGCTACAAAGTTTTTCGTTGTTGGGTATAAGGGCACATCGCCTTATGACGCTGGTCTATTCTATTGCCCATACGTTCCGTTGCAGATGGTTCGTGCCGTTGGGGAACAGACATTCCAGCCGAAGATTGGCTTCAAAACTAGGTATGGCATGGTTGCCAACCCGTTCGCTACAACTGATGGCGACGGCGTAATCGACCTGACTAACCCGGGTTCTGGCGCACGTAATATGTATTACAGACGCGTCCAAGTTGCGAATCTGATGTAAGATAAAATATACTCTACAATAATAACTATTATAAAGAGTGTATACTTAGGAACCCCGCTTCGGCGGGGTTTTCTTTTACTTGAAACATTATAAATAGTAATATGGTAGAAGCAACATATGATGCACAACAAAACCCTAATACATCGAAGCTTAAGGGTATGGCTAGACAACCTTCGATTTTTGACTATGCGCAAAATAGTCAATTTAGAGTTTCTTTTCCTAACTATCCAAAAATAGAATATTTTTGTACTGCAATAGCTATTCCTGGAATAAGTTTAACGGCTGTAGACAGACCTACAAGTTTGGCTAATATCCCTATGGTTGGTGATACTATCACCTATGAAAATTTTGAGATGACCTTTATGGTCGATGAAAATCTTGAAAACTACAGGGAGATATATGATTGGATGATAAATATAGGTTTTCCTGATAGTCATAGTCAGTTTAGAAACTTGGATCGAAGGGAACAGGGCGGCGGTCCGGGTCGAGGAAAGGGTGACCGTGAATTATATGATGATATAATGATTACCATATTAAGTAGTAAGAATAATCCTGTAGTACGAGTACGACTATACGAAGCCTGGCCAGTGACATTAGGTGGTCTGGAGTATACTCAATCTGGTACAGATGTCGAATATTTAACCTGTAGTGTTTCATGGGCTTATATGTATTACGACTTCAAATCTGTATAAATAAAATTGGAAGGACAGATTGATACAGCCCGATATGTTTTTAGCTACTTAAAAGATGTAAGCATATGTAGCAATTTATGTTTGATGCGGGTGGGAGGATCATCTGTCCTTCCCCTTTTGATATGGAGATATTATGCAGTTTAGTGAGTTACAAGCATTAGTTGATGTTGATTTAAAAATAGATGATACTGAATTAGACCTCGAGGCCATTCGGACTCCACAGTTACACGGTAAGTATTTAAATTTCTATACACAATTTACTCTACAGCTTAAAAAAGCTGAAGATGATAGAAAGACTATGTATAGAGACAAATGGGAATACTATACTGGTAAGGCTAATCCAGAAGTTTATAAAGAGAAACCGTTTGATTTTAAGGTGTTGAAAAGTGATGTACAGATGTACATTGAAGCCGATGAAGAATATCAACTGTTGAGTCAGAAGGAGGCTTATTTGAAAAGTATGGTTGACTATACAAACCGTACTTTAGCTCAAATAACAAATAGGTCATTTACAATAAATAACGCTATAAAATGGAAGATGTTTTTACACGGTGAGTAATGGAAATCAATATTGAGAAGTTCAATGAAATTTATATCCGAATACAATGC